GTCATCTGCATGATGGCCGGACGCAGTCGCTCGGCATCGCGCTGGCGACGCATCTGCGTGGCCATGGCAATTCGGGCCTGTGACCGCTGCTGGATCGCCGCCAACCACTGCTGTTCCGTCAGACGAATAGCCTGCCGCTGCCCAGACCTGTCGGTGAACAGGGCAGCCGGGCTGCCATCCGGCATCGTGCCGAAGTCCAGAGCCTCAAGGCCCGTGTAGTACCCGTTCTCTAGCGCCTGCTCCACCGCTGAATACGACCCGTATGGGGCAATCTGGCGAGACCCGCGTGGGTCTAGCGATGCCTTCATCAGCATGTCGTCGTCCAACAGAACGTCAGGCTGTTCCGGCTGCTGTGGCGCGGAGACAAACCCTTCGTTCGGTCGCAGCGTCAGTGGAGGCTGGTCGGCAAAGTTCGTTGGCTTGGGGTTGGGAAACGCGCTCATTACTTCACCAGTCCAAGAGTGCGAGCGGCTGCGGTTTGTCCGTAACCGATCTGAATTCCGAACGGTTCTTGCGGCGTCTTGGGAAGCGGCGGCGCCTGCACCGATACTCCGGCCACAATGCCGCCAATGTCCGGCATCACGGAAGCGCGATCGACCTGCGATCGGTAAATGCCCTCCTTGGTGGCCGCTGCCATCTGCTCATCAGCAGCCTGCTGCTCACGTTCAAACTGGCGCTTGCGTGCAGCAATCGGCTCATCCATCTTGGCCTGCAAACCACGCGACGCACCAAGAATTCCACCAGCAAACGAACTGTATGGATTGTCGGGGTCGTATGCAGCAAGGCCCGTGGCAAACCCACGCAGCATGTTGGCGCCAAACTGGGCCGTTCCCGTCAGAAACTGATCCCAGCCAGACGTCTCCTGCGCAGCCTGTTGGCGCGATTGCGCAGCCGCGTACTTGTCTTGGATAACCTGATCCGCCTGCGCTGATGCTTTAGTGCCCGGCTTGAAAGAACTTCCAACCATGCCCTGCATCATCGGGGCAATCATTCCCATCATTCCGGCCATTCCGCTCATGTCACGCTCCTGCCTTGAATGGCGCTGAAATTTGGTTGCCAGCCTCTCTGCCGATCTGCCCACCCATTGGGCCGCCAAACGCGGTACCCAGACCTTCACCCAGTGCGCCAATCGCAGACCCAAGCAGCGCACCACCGAAGGCCGAGCCAGACTGCATGTCCAGCAGCGCCTGATTGATCTCGGCCTGATACCGGGTTTCAACTGGCCGAGTCCGCAATTGCAGGCCAGCCTGCAACTGTGCAGCGCGAGCACCCTGCGCCGCAGACGTGTACTGCTGGTACTGCTGGCTCTGGTATTGGGCCGAACCGAGACCAGCCGCAAACATGCTCTGGGCTGCCTGCTGTTCCATCTGGGCCAGCGCGTTGGCCTGCGCCTGCTGCGCGGACGCCAACGTCTGGGCGTACTGCTCATTGAGCGCAGCCGCTTGCAGCGCACCCTGCATCGCAACAGACTCAATCTGCTGCTGGCCAAAGGTGGTGTTGGCTAGCCCCATCAAAGTTCCGCGAGCGGTGGCGCGACCAACGGATTCCTCCGTCTGCTGGCGAAGCAACTGAAGACTGGCGTCACGACCAGACGCCAACGTCTGGTACGCCTCCTTTGATGCTTCCTTGAACGCTTCACGCGATTGCGCCATCACGCTCGCATACTGGTTGACTGACTCGTTGTATGCCTGCGAATACACCTCGGCGTTGTTCGTCCGCTCCTGCAAGAACTGATCGATGATCTTGCCGTATTGCTCGTCGGCGTATGTCCGGGCGTCGGCATAGCCCTTCTCCATGCGAGCAATAGCGCCCTTGTAATTGGAACGACCACCAAACAAATTGTCGAAGAGTCCCATTAGTACGTACCCTTTACGTTCTTGGTGTGCCCCATCTGGTCAACCAGCACCGACATGCGCTCCAGCGCCCAAGGAACACCGAGGCTTTCCAGTCGCACATAGATCGCTTGGTCGCGGACCCGACACCGAAGCGCATCGTTTCGACCCGGCAGCAAGGAGCCGAGCAAAATGCTGTTGGTGTTGTTATAGGTCGCGCTACTCACTTTGATTCTGGGTGGGAGTATTGATGTTGGCAGCGTAAGTCCTGACGGTACAGCGTCATACACGTACGTTCCACCGGGAGTATCCAGTGAGGTGTCCGGCAAAGACGTGTCCCGGGTTGCGATGACCGGATGCGGACCCGGCGGCTCCACGTGTTCGATGATCCAACTGCCCGGGGCTGTAGCCGAAGGGCTACGAATCCGATTGGACTCGTAGACATAAGACCGGGCGATGGGGTCCGAAATCAGGGTGTCGGCGGTGGTGTACGTTTGGGGCGCCACTTCCGGAGGGAAGAGCAGGCAGATCCCTAGCGTGAACGACCCGGATGGTGCGCCGCAGTCGTACGTTGTGGTCGGCGTGAACGCCGTATGGTCGCCACCATCCAGCACCACCAGCGGATAATCTGGGTCAAACACCGTGGATACCGCCACGATGTTTTCGCCAATCGCCTCTTCGGCGGTCTGACCGGACAGCAAAGACGCGAACGGTCCAGACAAGCGTCCCGCAAATGCAGTCTCCTCCTGCGGCTCGTCCATGGTCAGTTCGATGCGGACGTCGCGCATCATTACCTGACCCAACACCCGCTCCAGAACAGGGCCGATGGTCAGCCTGCTGACAATCTTGAAGTCAGCCGCCTGATCGTTGGTGACGTTGAAGCCAGCCGTCTTGTAACCCGTGGCGGCCTGTCCATCCACGCCACTGGTCAAGTCCCGATCAAACCAGCCAATAAACCCCTCGGACGAACCAAAGGCAAGAATGGGCGCCCGGGCATCGCCAAATGGGAAATCCCCACAGCAGGTTGGCGCATGAAACGGAGGCCACCCCGTCTTGTATGGCCAGAATGCATCCGTGGCTTGGCTGTACATCAAGTGCACGCTGCTGGCCGGAAGGTCAAGTCGCGACATCAGGCAGTGCACGTTCTGCCCTTCCGCGTCGTATCCAAGCACGCAGTTCAGGGCATCAAACTTCTGCTGTTGGAAGAACGTGTCCAACCGCCCACCAGTGATCCGCCCACTTTGAGTCACCAACTGCTCGTTCGGCTGGACCCGGTACAGCCCATCCTGCGACATCACGTAGATCGTCTGGGCGTCGCTGGCGCACCACGCTCGCGAACTGACGATTCCCACAGATCGGGACAGTTCAATCATTCGGGCAGTTTCCGTAAATACCGGATCTGCCGAGAGATAAGTCATCGTGTGGCGACCAGCGATCAACAGGCCACTTTCCGCAATTGGAACGAGCGCAACGATGGGTTCGCCAACTAGACCAAACTTGACGCTGCTGTCTGCCGCCAGTGCATCTTCTGCGCCGCCGCTTGGATTCCAGTCTTCGGGATCGCTGATCGCTGACAAAAACCAGTTGTTCGGGCTAGATTCGATCGCCGCCAAAGCAAGGCGAGCACCAAATCGAACTAGCAGTTGCGCCCGAAAGCCCTCCTCATTTCCGGCGCTGCCGTGCGGATTAGGACCACGAATGTGCGATTCTGCTCCGGTCCACACCGTAATCGTTGGCGTGGCATCGGTGATCTTGATCTTCCGGTAGCAGGCGCCGTCAGCAAAGTACACGTGATCGCCAAACACCGCCGCACCCACGTATCCAGTGGACTTGATCTTTTTAGTGATGCCTGCGTCGTACGCCAACTGGGTAGGTGTGGTGCTGCCCGGGTCAATGATGAACACTTCACCGCCAGCGACAACAACACATCGCTGCAACAGAATGCCACCCACGTACGCGTCGGCTCGCAAGATCACCTGAAGTTCCCGGGTGACCGCCGGGCTGACGTCATTGAACTCCAGCGCACCCAACAACGCCCGGCGCTGGCCAAGCCGCAACTTCCCCTTGTACGCGTCGTATGGAACGACGTTGATCGCATCCGCCGCAAATCCCGGAGGCAGCGAGGAATACCCGCTGTCTACGTTGACTCCACGAAAGGGAATGGTGACGGGAGCGTATGGCATTAGGACAGCCGCATGATGTAGGCGTATCGCGTGGCGTTGAATGTCGATGAATAGTCAATAATCGGAGTTCCGCCAGCCGTGGCGGTCAACACCTCATATCGGTTGGCAAACAGCGCTGTGGACACCGTGGGGCCAAACCACGACTGAATTTGACTGATGACAACTCCAGCCGTGTCTAAATCGTGGTCCAACAAGATGAACGTCTCGGTTCCAGTTCCGCGAACAGCCAATCGAAAATATTGACCGGGTGGAGTTGTAACGTTACGAACGACGTTTCCGGCGGCGGCGCAGCGCGTCACCTTGCCTACTGCCAATCGCGAAATCGGCAAACCGTAGGTATAGGTCACCGAATAACTACTGCTGCTACTCAATGCGGGGTTGCCGTCGGATCCAGTTACGGAGTTCAAAAACCAAAGCGTGCCAGTGGTCGCGTTCGCCGCGAGCACATCGCGCTGGGTGAAGAAATTCAAGAGCGCATCTGCTCCGTAGCCAAGCATGGTTTGCAGCGTGGACACGGACAACGCAGACACGCTGCCCGATGACGCAGCATCTCGTCCAAGGACAATCGGACCAGTTTGGTTTGCAATCGCAGAGAGACCAACGGTATTGTTCGCAAATGCGCCCGACGCAAGAGTCCCGAACCCAAGCGAGGTTCCCGACCGCCGAAGCACGTGACCATCCGTTGCAGCCGCAATGTCTGCGGGGTCGCCAGCGGAATTGGCACTGCGACCAAGCACCGACAGAGCGGCGCTGTCGCGGATCTTCGCATCGGTGATTGCGTTGTCCAAAATCTTGGCCGTTGTCACGGCGTCGTTGACAATCTCGGTGGTG